AACTGATGGCAAACTTGATGAAAAAGAAATCAACAATGCTTTCGCTAAAGCAAACGAGAAGAAGTCTAAGTAGTAATTGAAAAGGAAACTCCGCTTAGGGATTGTTTCTTTTATTGTAGGTTCGTTGATGGTGTTTAGCCCAACTAATGCCTTTGCTGAATCAGTAATGACCACCATTACCTGTGCTGACACAGAAGGTAATCAGCGAGAGTTTCAAGTTGGTTGGGATAACACTCACCAATACTTTTCTAATCCAGAAATAACTAATATACCTGCCCACTATTGTGAAGGTGGTTATGCTGGTATTTATATTATCTATGTTACTGATGGATTAGAACCTGACAATCCTGTCAGATGGTATAACGGTATTGCTCCATTACCTACGCCAAGTGTAGAACCTGAGCCAGTCCCAAGTATTGAACCAACTCTGGACCCAGAGCCAACGCCAATACCTGAGCCTACTCAAAGTGAATCACCATCTCCAGAGCCTACTACAGAACCAGCCCCCGTTGTAATTGTCGCTGAACCTACACCGTCCCCTTCCCAGGAAAGTGTCGTACCAGTACCTGAGCCAGAGCCAACCCTAACGGTTGAGCCTGACCCTTCCCCCACTCCTACAGAAACTCCAACCCCTGAAATAGTCCCCGAAGAAACCCCAGAACCACAGCCTACAATAGCGATTGCTGCCCCTGTAAGCCCCGTAGAGGAGTTTCTAGCCCAGGTTGATATAGAACTACCAACCTACCTAGAATCTGTTCCTGGAGCCGTACAGATTGCTGCCGCAGCGGAGGCAATTATGGCTATCGGAAGTGACATGACACCTGAAGAGAGAGAAGAATCTCAAGGTGTCGTAGTGGCTGCAGTTATCGTAGGTCAGTTAGCCCAAGTCAGGAGACTTAAGTAGTTGTTTAAACGGCTAAAGAAATATTTAAAAGAAATTACGGCTGAGACATACACCTTGGTCGGACTCGGCATTGCTTACTTTACGTTAGACGGCAGCGCTAAGAAGGTTACAGGAGTGCTAATCATAGTTGGCTTTATTCTGTGGCTCATAACTATCCCCCTAAGAGAAGAGGATGAAGACTAATGGCTTCACCAATGCAAGATAAAAAGTACAAGGTCACGACACCCTTCGGAGTTAAGGGACGCATGTGGTCCTCTGGTCGCCACGAAGGAGTGGACTACGCTGCACCAGTAGGTGCCGTTGTTGTCGCACCATGCGATGGCAAGGTAGTTCTAGTTGGTCAGGTATGGGGTGCTGCTTTCGGACAGCACTCAGTCCTTCTAAAGGTTGAAGGTGGACACCTTCTTTTTGCTCACCTATCCTCTTACAAAGTCAAGGTCGGACAGAATCTTAAGGCTGGAGACTTCATCGGTAAGGTTGGTAAAGAAGGAAACGTCACAGGTCCTCACTTACACATGGAACTACAGGCAGGACCACGCTGGAAAAAGGGTGGCGGTCTAGACCCTAAGGCTATCATCGGTGGAGCCGAGAAACCAGCAACACCAGAGGCTTAATTGCTTCACAAGATAGTAGCGATATCTCTAAGCACTGCTCTTGTTCTTGTGTTGTCCTCATCACAGGCTGATGCAAGTGCAAGTAAGTTAAAGAAAGACGAGAGCACGGTATCACTACGCACCAATAAGTGGACTGACGTTCCATTTAGTGGTGGGGATTCCTTCACCGTAAACGGTGAGAGAACCCTATGGGTTTCACAGTTGCACATGCAGTGCCAGAAGAAACCACGTTACGTCAAGATGCGACTGGCTCGTCATCTACCCGATGGTAAGTTGGACACAACTGGTACTACAACCTATGCATACCCAAAAGGTATAAAGGTGTGGAACGGTACGTTGCTCTGGGAAACCAAGAGTATCTACCCTATGACTGTCCAATATAAAATCATGGGTGGCAGTGGATGTACCTCATCCAACCGCCAGTTCAAGTGGTGGCAACCTGGTGAACCCTTCCCAGAAGAAGTCCCCACGGACGTAACACAATAAAGAAAACCCCCCAAGGAGCAATCCAAGGGGGGCTTTTTTTATTTGTGCTGGCAGTAGCAACCAATATAATTACACTTGGCATGTAGCATTGTAGATACCTGCTTCATGTTTATCTTGCTCGCATCTCCTGCATCACGGCAGTTCTTGCATATCATTACCATATCCTAACTGCTGTTACACAAGGGTCTCCACCCTCATCAAACTCTTCAAGTTCTTCTTCGGTCATATCAAGCCACTCATGGGTACTGCACGTAGGTGCACTAATCCACTTGCGATTCATCCCGAAGTTCAACCACATCCAGAACATCTTGCTCTTCATTTATTACCTCCTCGTTATCATCATCCTTGAATGGTGCAAAGCCACCAAGTTTCCTGACTATCTTGTTCAGTGCACGATTAGCAGCCATAGCCGTAGCCTTAGGTGATGGTCGCTCACTGTTAGTATCCTCGTGCAACTGTGTTGAGTCTACATCTTGAGCGTAGAACAAGAACACAAGGTTCTGTTCCACCTCATCTAGTTGCTCAAAGGCACGGCGGATGTCAGCACCATAAGCCATCCAGTCACCAGACTCCGATGGAGCCTTGGTGCTACGACCCATGTTAGTCATTGCTGTTTCTAGTTTTTCCCAGTTATCTGTGAGCACGCCAGGTATAAGCATCTTAACAAAGTCTTTGCTGTACCAGAAGTTATCTGTTGCGTTGTAGCCCTCGGCTACTGCCTTCTCTTTGACACAGTAGTCAAGAGCAGCGTTACGTAGGGACTTAGCAATCAACTTGTCACATGACTTCTCGTCCTGCTCAGCCTTCCACCTAGCAATGTTGTTAGGGTGTTGGGCAAACCATAGCCACAGTTCCTGTTCAATGTCAGCACGTTCCACCATGTTGTACTTGTTACGGTACTCACTGGCAATCTGTTGCACCATGTCATAGTATTCTGTGACTTGTTCTTCTTGTAGTCTACGGATACGCATGGCATCTTCTACTTGGTTACACACTATTTACCCCACACCTTTCCATCAACAACAAACGTGCCGTCCTTGTGGATAGGTATAAGTTTAGGTGTAACCTTTTGTCCGTCAATGTAAAGCACACCGATAGCCTGTTGCCAGTTGGCAATGCCACCCTTTAGGTAAGATGCTTTCTTCTGGTCCATTAGGTTGCCTACTTCAAGTCCCCAAATGGTACGGGTAGACACACCTGATACAGATTCGGTGTAGTGCAGTAGTCCTGCTCTATGTGTATGACCACATACTACGGACATACCAGTCTTCTTAGCCAAACCAAGGGCTGTCTGCCCACCAGTTTGATTCACAGAACCTTCATCGCCATGCAAGAGTAACCACTTAGGTGCCACTTCCCACGGCTTACTGTGGTAGGTGATACCTAGTTCTTTTAGGCGGAGGAAGTTCTCTAACTCAAACTCAGGGGCACCCATCAAACCTGGTGCACGCTTCATAATGGTGTTGTATAAACGGTCAGTGTGGTTACTACGTGTCATGTGTGTAACCTGCAGGTCTTCTAGAACCTGCACAGTTGCATCACGGTCACGACCAATGCTACGTTCATACTCCATTGGTGTGCCCATAGACCAGCGACTGATAGTTTGCATGTCCATCTCATCACCAACGGATACCACATCATCAGGCTTGAAAGCCTTGATGAACTTGGCTACGTTAGCAACTGCTCGCTTGTCATGGTAGGGAACTTGCAGGTCACTAACAATTACTTTAACCTTCATGGTTAATCCTTTGGTTTGGGGAAAGTGCCATCAAGAATCATCATACCGATAACTCCGTAGTTGGCAATATCCACGAACGTATCCCTCAGCGATTCGTTCTCAGGCTTAGCACCTGACTGAATAAGGTTTACTAACCGTGACATCTTGTCATATAGCCGTACCTGTAGCCCATTAAGTGGTCCACCTGGTGCGTTCTGTATGTTGTTAGGACCATAGTCATTCTGTTTCTTGATTAAGATGTCAGATAATTCTTCATAGATATCCCATGAATCCTGCTCAAAATCTGTTGGATACATGTCATCCCATGCGGTGAAGGTAACACATGCTTCGCATATGCAGTCATCATCTACCTCAAAGGCATCCTTGTTATCTCCAATGCCAAGGTCTCCCCTGACTCGGTTAAGCCAACCTTGGAAATCAGCAAGCCCATTTCCGAAAGCCTCCCAATCAGAAAGGTTATTTCTTCTTGAGTGAACATAGTCATCCCATTCATCCTTCATGTGGCTCATGCTGATACCTTGCTCCTTAGATAGTCGTACCCACGTGATAGGTACATTGAATTAACATCTTCACCGTCTGGCATCTGTAGTGTTACTACTGACGAGAGTTCTTTTGCGAGGTTCTTTGCGAAGTCCGACCCTGGTTGGTCACCGTCAGCAAAAACATAGACCGTCTCAAAGTCTTGGAGGATGCGTGAGTAATGTTTCTTCCACGAGTTCGCACCAGGTACACCCACAGCAGGGATGCCACACTTATAGTGCAAAGTAATCGCATCAATCTCACCCTCACATACCGCAATGTAATCTCCTGCTGATTGTAGTGCTGTTACGTTGTATAAACGGGTAGAAGTCCCTGGTAAACCCATGTATTTGGGTTCGCTGTTGTCCATGCTACGGAACCTAATGTCAACCACACCTGTTGGTGTGATGTACGGGATAACCAAGCGACCAATGTATGCCTCGTGACTAGGTAGAGGTTCTGCGACTACTCCGAGGTGGGCTGTAGCCCCGTCTTCTAGAGATAATCCCCTCTTTGCTAGGTACCCTTCTGCCAGATGAATGTTTGCCTTGTATGTTGCTGTGGCTTTCGCCAGTGATTGTTTCTGCGATTGTGATAGCCTCACGAAATCCCACTCCTTCTTTCTCCATAATAATTTTATAAGTATCACCCTTGACTCCGCAAGCATGACACACGAATATGTTTTCTGTTGTGTTGACACTAGCAGATGCAGTGCCATCCTCGTGAATCGGACATCTAATCTTTTGCCAGCCCCATGTTTCACGTATGTTTGTTGCACCGTAGTGTTCAAGCACAGGTTGAATGCTGTGCTTATCCATTATCTATCCGCCAACCATACTGTTACTATTGCAAATACTAGTATTATGGAAAATACTCCACCAAATGTTTGTATTATTTCTAGCATTAGTATCCTGCTTCCTCCAGTAGTTTAAACCACTCAGACACTGGCATAGTAGCGTACCACTTGCCAACATCTAAGGTGCCTGTCTTCTTGTGTATGACAACGCCTGTCTCAGCCTTGTCGTTAGCCATCTCAACTTCTAACTCTTTCAACCACATAGATAACTTCATCTCCTTGTGGTTCTTTACCTCTATAACAACAGCAGGTAAGCCAGCAATGTCACCACGGTCATTGACCCCATTAAGCGCACGTCTTTCCACATGTTTACGTCCCTTGCTTATCAGCCAATTAACTACGGCAGTCTCAGCAGACGTACCCTTTATCTTGCTCTTATTCATATCTGATTCCGTCCGCTATCATAGAGAACTGTAGTTGTTCTGCGACCCACTCTAGTGCACTGCACGCCTCATGTAAGTCTTGCTCACAGAAGTCATCACCGATATCACGGATGACCCTGATGATTTCATAGAAGGACACGTACTGCTCACCGTCATAGAACACACGGGATATGTGTCTGCCTTCCACCTAGTAATCATCTCTGTCCATGTCCAAGGACTATCAACCATTCCATTAGTCAGCCCTCTCATAAACATGTACATCCCATAGTAAAGATACATCAAGCGCACGCTTCTCGGGATAGACCTGTTTACCCATACTCCAAGCGTACCAACCAGGTGCCCAACCTGTAATCTCTACAATCCCAAGCGTGTCTGCTCCCATGTAAGCCTGAAATATATCGCACTGTTGTTCAGATTCTTTTACTGGCATAGGGTTTTTCTTGTCTCTTACCCTGCGAACTTCAATGTTTCTACCAACATCTGGTGCTAGTGATGCTTGCTTGTGTTCAGATGGTAGCCAGTATGCACCATTCCAAGATTGGTTAAGATGTAAACTTACTGCTAACTCACAAGCACACGCTGCTATGTTAGCGGTCAAGTCATCTTGTAACACATCATGGTTCATATAGTCTGGCTTGTCCCTTACCTTGGCACCAGCGTTAAGAGATGTACGTTTCTCTCCAGCATCCTGTGCCCACCTTAGTTGCCATGGTGTTAGTTGAACAATCATCTCTGTTCTTCTAGGTCTGCAATGAACATATATTCTGGCAGGAATTGCAACCACACTGGGCTATTACCCGAAGGGTCAGCCTTACCATAACGGTTCTTGACACTGGCAACACCAAGCATTCCGTCTTGTTGTCCCACCGTAAGAATGAGGGCTGGTAGTTGGTTAACCATTCCTTGGACTGCTGACCTAGGCTGACATGGCGTACCAGAATATCCTTCTTTAGTGTGATGCAGTACCACAACAGCGGCGTTCGTATCACGTGCCAGATACTTAAGTTCCTTGAGCGCACTGCGCATCGCCCCAAATTCTTCGCCACCGTCCATGTTAATGTCCATTAAGTTATCAACAACAATTAGTGCAGGGCTTTCGCCAAGCGTTTCTTCTAGTGCAGTTACCTCATCATCCAAGTCGTTTAAACTAGGTGATGAATCAAATGACCAGTAGATGTGCTTGGCTTGCGCCAACTTCTGCTTGGCTAGGTCAGGTTGCTCGGAGATAATCTTCTCTGCATCTGTCTGTGATACACCCTCAATCATGGAATACAAACGCATTGCCATGGTGTGAGCATTGGTATCTGCTGACACGTACAGTGTTGGTGCTTGCATACGTAGGGCTAGTGCTAGGGCAAGCGTTGACTTACCAGCACCAGGTGTACCTGCAATTAGTGATACTTCCGAACGTCTAAAGATAATCTTGTTCTCTTCAAACGTGCGAAAGACTGACGGCATTGGTTCTCCACCAATGTCCGAACGTCCTACGGACCTGCTTAATGTTTTCATTTGTCCTCCTTGTTAAGCGTGGGATGTACTGACTTGCACAGTAAGTAGGCTTTCGGACCTACACCCCTATCTGTACTGACTGGCTTCCCCTCCAGCAGGACAGACATTTGTTATTCAGTTATGTTTTCCTAGTAACTCGGTACTAGAAACTGTTCCACTCTGGTGTGTTGCGGTTAGCAAACGAGGCAGAGCATTGGTCAGCGGTACCCTTAGGGGTTGGACAGAAGTATCCACGCCATTCACCCTTAGCACCGTTACCTGTGCGCTTGACCATGGTTCCATGGATGCAAGCCTTGTCACCTGCACTAGGTGCTGATGCCTGTACTGGTGGTGCCTTAGGTGCAAATGCTGGTACTTCCGCAACAACTTCCCCACCTAGGGATGCTTGGACGATAGCAACTGGGTCGGTTGCTAGTACACGTGGTGTTGATACACCAGTGAATGCTTCTTCAAGTGTGCTGATTGCATCAGGTGCACCCTGTGCTACTAGCGCATTGACGTTAGCAATTAGTTCTTCGGCACTGTCACCACGTGCTGTGACGATAGTACCCTTGCTTGTCTTTACGTTTACAACGTAGTTCTTTTCCATTACTTGTCTCCATTCTGGTATTTACAATCGTTTGTAAAGTTACACATCTTACAGTGGTCAAAGTTAGGTACGAATATACCTTCTCTCCGAGCCTTGTCAAACATTCCTACAATCTCGGAGACACGCTCACGTGTCCACTTGTCTAGGTTGATTAACTCTGAGGTTGCACCCTTGCGTGCGTCCCAATAGATACCAAACTTCGGACG